AGCGTTACCCGGACTTCGCAGACAAGGTAGCCGCCGTTGAGCAGTGGTGGGTTGATTATGTCGATACTGGTATCTCCCCGGAGTATGACGAGAAGAAGGACGCAGAAATCCTTGCGGCACTCCGCACCAACACCCTGTCTCCCGAGACTGACATTGAAGCTCTGATTGCAGAAGCCGAAGGTCTCAAGAAGGAGCTGGACAAGATTTCCGCTTCTACCGCAGACAAGGAGAAGCGTCTCAAGACCATCAATGACATTATCAAGGAACACGCTATGGGGCAGTTCCGTGATGGTGATAAGAAGGTCAAGGTCAAGGGTTCTACCTATGTGTGGACTATCTCTCGTTCCGAGACTACCAGCGTTGATAAGGACGCTCTGAAAGCTGACGGATTGCTGGATAAGTACAGCAAGAAATCTGAAACCTACCGTATGACGGTTAAATAAGGAGGACAAATTCATGGCAAACAGTAAGGAACTGACCGAACAGGTCATGGAACTGCATAAGAAGCAGACCGAGGAAATGAAAGCTCTCGAAGAACAACGTGAGGAAGCTCTCAAGGTTGAGAAGTACGATGAAGCCGCTGTTGAGCTTCACAATATGTACAACAGCTATATCAAGGCTGGTTTCACCGAGGAACAGGCATGGAAGTTGACGGAAATCGTCTTCGCCAACAGTACGAAAAAAGGAATTTTTTAAGGAGGACACTACAATGGCAAGAATCCCTATGACGAGCGGTTTTGTAATTATCCCGGAGGGAGAATACGTTTTCCGCATTTATGACGCAACCTATGACGAGGATTTCGGTCGTATCGAAATCAAGCTGGTAAACGCACAGGGCGCAACCCACACCGAGCGTTTCTCTATCAAGGATAAGAATGACGAGTACAACGAAAAGGCTCTGAACGCTTTCTCCTACTTCGCTAAGACGGCTATGAATGACTACACGATGGAGGACATTGACCCGGAACAGCTTATCAATCACTACATTCGTGCAGAGGTTGTTCACACCAAAGTTCCGAGCAACAAAGACCCGAACAAGGAGGTCACTTTCGCAAACCTCGGAGACAAGTCTCCGGCAGATGGTTTCGACACCGAGCCTGTCGCTCGTGCGCTCACTCTCGGAAATGGTAATAACGCCGCTCCGAAAGCCGCACCTAAGACACAGACCGCTTCTGCTCCGGCTAAGACTGGGCTGGATATTGACGCACTGTTGGGTTAAGCAATCAGCCGGGAGGGGCAAGCTCCTCTCCCGGATTTTTAATAGGAGGTGTCGTATGACAGATAATGTCAATCACCCGGCACATTATGAAACCGGGAAATTCGAGTGCATTGAGGTAATGCTCGAGACACAGGGCGTGGAAGCTACGAAGGACTTCTGTGTATGCAATGCTCTCAAGTACATCTACCGACACAGGAATAAGAACGGTGTCGAGGACATTAAGAAAGCCGATTGGTACTTGAAGAAGTATCTCGAATTGGCGAAATCAAAGGAGGAAAAAGCATGACTATAAATGAGTATCAGACCGAAGCTCTCCGCACTGCGGCTGGTATGAACCACCCGAACAATGACGAGATTCTTCTCAACGGTGTTATGGGTCTCTGTGGTGAATCCGGCGAGTGTGTGGACATGGTTAAGAAGTACCGCTTCCAAGGTCACGAGCTGGACAAAGCTCACCTCGCAAAAGAGCTGGGCGATGTGGCGTGGTATCTCGCAGTTACCGCCCATGCTATCGGCTACGACCTCGAGACGGTGTTACAGATGAACGCAGGCAAGCTCCGCAACCGTTACCCGAATGGGTTCGAGAAAGAGCGCGGTCTTCACAGACAGGAGGGTGACGTATGACA